AGCTTGCCATAACGAATCATAGGTAATTGTTGACCGGCTTCCGCTACTGTAACTCGGGAATCCAGCGTTTGAAGCAGTCGCAGCATTACCGGTGATGTTGATCGCCCAGGTTCCACTCGCGCCGGTTCCGGTCGGGGACGGGACGTTTGTTCCGATCGCAAGCCCTAAATTTGTTCTAGCGCCTGATGCGGTCGATGCCGCCGTCCCACCGTTGGCTATTGCAACAATACCCGACACATTACCGGCGGTCGTAGCAGTCGTCGCAGAGGCAACAGATTGACTACCAATATTTGCTGATGTGATGAACGTGCCACCACTATTAGGGAATCCCGCGTTTGTCGCATAATTGACAGACTGGCTACCGATATTACTTGACGTTATAAATGTGCCACCGCTACTAGGAAGGTCGGCATAAACAGCATTCTGAGCTGATGACGCAAATGACACTGATTGACTACCAATATTTGCTGATGTGATGAACGTGCCACCACTATTAGGGTATCCTGCGTTTGTCGCATAATTAACAGACTGGCTACCGATATTTAGTGATGTAATAAAAGTACCCCCACCAGCGGGAGATGTAGCAGTCGTCGCAGAGGCAACAGATTGACTACCAATATTTGCTGATGTAATAAACGTGCCACCACTATTTGGGTATCCTGCGTTTGTCGCATAATTGACAGACTGACTGCCAATATTTAGTGATGTAATGAATGTGCCACCGCCAGCGGGGGATGTCGCGGTTGTAGCGGTCGTTGCAGTTGTCGCGCTTGTAGCCGTCGCAGCGTTACCAGAAATATCAATTGCCCAAGTGCCGCTAGCATTGCCCCCCGTGCGAGTAGGAACATTAAGATTAGTCCGAGCAGTAGCCGCATCCCCTGCGCCTGTACCACCATTAGCTACAGGTAATATGCCCGAAACGTCCGTAGTCAGGCTAACAAGTGCGGTGCTATTTTTATAAAAATCGGTCCCGTTAGACCACACCGACATGATTTTTCCGGCGGGAATAGCGATTCCAGTGCCCGCATAGGTAGTATTACCAATTACTGTGGAGTTATAAATTGTAGCCGTATAGCTACTATCATTAAAAATAGTGTACTGCTTAGGACTTGGGGGAGCGTAAACAGCAAAACTATTACTGGTCGTAGTAGTCAGCCGAATCATGGCATTACGCGCCTCATCCGCCGCACCGTTTAACGCAGTAAAAGCTTGATTAGCTGACGTTACGCTAACTGTAATATAGCCTGAGATAGCGTCCTCAATAATGGTGCCCAAATTTGTATTGGTCGTGGTGCCCCAAGTACCGGCTTGGTCACCATTGGCTATAAGCTCGATGCGGAGATCAGGCGAGTAAGTGCTCATGTCGTACTACCTTTATTTGGCTGGAGGCGGCACCGACTTAACGCTGCTCGCCTGTTGTTTCTCTTGGTGAGCCATGCCAATTTGCCTGAAGCGCATGAACAGGTCAATGCACTCATTAATAGAGCCTGACGATAGCTGCCTCATAAGCACGTTGAACTCGGCGATGCTTACTTCACCAAGATTGATTTTGTCATCCATTCATAAACTCCTTAAGGTTGAGGATCTACTGCGGGGGGAACTGGAGTAGGAGGCGCCCAAGGCAGCGGCTCATCGACCACTGGATCTATTTTATCTGCTATTTGTTTAGCGATCACGCCATTTACATGTTCTTCATAGCTGTCAGTAACTACGGGTTGTATCCAACTCAACACAATCTCTTGCGTAAGCTGATCGTAGGGTACAAAATTAGGCTGATCAGGATTTGGCGTAAACGGCGTAGCACCGCTAAACATACCTGTATTACCGTTAGCGTCCGTACCCGTTTTAGTCCAATACGTCTGAACTACATAGTTTGGCATGGCGCCAACACGGGTAACTTTCATTCCAGTAACAGCCCAAGTGTAAGTGATGCTCATTTTACTACTCCTAAGTTAATTGTTATAGAACACTTTTTAATGCCCCCGCAGAGCCTGAACTTCTGCCCGGAGAGCGACAACTGATTTGGCTAACTCAATACATGCAGCTATGGCAGCGTTCCCGTAAGCCAAAGCTAAAGTGCCATCTGCGTCTTCAAGAACTACTTCTGGCAGCAATTTTTGCCAATCTTGCGCTGAACAGCCAGCTTGCCGTTCGCCGCTATCAATACGCGTATAAGTACCAACTTTTACTACAGCAAGCCGGTCAACAAAATCATCAGGCAAATCAGCCCAATCTTTTTTCAGGCGCTCATCCGAGTAGGCGGTAACATTACCGGCCATAGTAAGGTTTCCAGACATATCCATTTGAAGTCGATTGGCTGCTGCCGACCACCCGCCGATGCGAAGTACGTTGTCGCTATCAAGACCCATATTGACGGCGTAATAGCCGCCACGATGGAACGCCATTATTGCGCCGGCATTACCAGTAGAATAAATATTAAGCCCTACCCCGGATGACCCATTTACTGAACCATTTCCGTTTATTTGAGAATATCCATTTGGGTCAAGGTAATAAGTAGTGTCATTAGCGTCGTAGAAAATGGTAGCGTCAATTCGACTTTGTGCGTACACCCCTTTATTTAAATATAAACTGTAAGTAGAACTGGTGTTTGAAGTACCAATACCCATACAATCATTACCTAGATGATAATAGAAATACCATCTACCGTTTGCTTCTCTATAAACTCCACCATAACCGCCGCCGTCGTACATCATCCCATTTACACCGCTATGAGAAACGAACATACCGCTGTAGCCATTTTTGTTGCCGTCTATTTGCAGTTGTGTATAAGTGCTACTGGCATTAGTGTAAAGATGCGCGCCATAATTATTAGGCCAATATATTCCATAACTACCATCAAACTGAATCCAAGTGCTTGGCCGAAAATATACGTTACCAGAAAGGAGTAACGAATATAAATAAGAAGTGCCGTTAGGATCACAATAATATCCAGTATTATTACTATCGTAGAAAATGGGGGCGCGGGCGCTATTAGCAAAAATGCTATAACCACGGTCTACAGTAAAATAACTATCGTAAACATAACGCCAGTACCAACCGACGTTTGAATCATGTAAGCCGGTTGTTCCCCCACCACCGGGGATATCGGACATGAATGTAATACGCGACCCTATACCATATCCATACCAATTATTACGACCGGTGCCATATGTTGTTACATGGCCATAGCTATTTCCGCCAGAATTTGCAGACCACAAACCGTAAGCATAAGTTTGGAAATAAAGCCCAGTATCACCTTGAGAACGAAACCAATTATTCGCGTAAACTTCTCTTAACTGCGCACTGCTATCCATATTAATATAATAAGAGGTATCATCGCTATCGTAGAAAATGGGGGCGCGGACATCCCCACTAGCGTAGCTTATGCCGTGAACATGCAGTCTATACGATGCGGAAGGAGAGCCAATACCAACATTGCCAGTGCCAGTGTAAATGTTGGTGTTACTATAATAGTTTATATACGTTTGATAACCACCGTCTTGGCTATCTAAATGCAAATTACCGTTAGTTGCACAAACGGTTGCCCAACCAGCTGCGGGACGGCCATTTGTACCGACATAAAGCATCGCGCCCCAAGTCAAATTGGGTCCGTGTAGAGTCCCGCCCCTAACCCGGATAGCAGCATTAGATCCAGAATTTAAGTCTGTATAAAACGATGTGTCATCGCTATCGTAGAAAATGGGGGCGCGAGCAGACCCAGTATTCATTTCTAAATATGCACTAGATCCATCTGAAATAAGTTGCATGGGGTATGTTGATTGATCTCCGCTATGATATAAACGGCCCCACTTTATACGAGACCCCGGACCGTTATGCTCAAATACCATCTGTCCGACTAGATTGGCAACATTACTACCATGAGTAGCAGATATAGCATGTCCTTCTCCGGAAGCCCAGCTACCTCTTATATCAATATCTCTATATGTTGTTACTGAACCTTGCCCTGCACTAACATTAAGCGGAGCAAAATATGTTGTAAACTGCCCGGTTTCAACACCTAATTGAGTTATTTTGGATGTACCGGCAGGATCGACATAATATCCAGTGTTATCGCTATCGTAGAAAATGGGGGCGCGAGCAGACCCAGCGGCTTGAAAATAATTTCTTGTTGTCTGCACCACTCCTACATGGTCAATAGACACCGCAGTTTTTGAACCAGTAGCGTAGCTATCTGTTGTTGCTAAATACATCTTAGTGCCATAAGCACCAGAGCCTTGTATATAAATTCCTGCCTGTGCAGCCGTGGTGGTGCCGCTCCCGCCATTCCACGTAATACCAGCGGCATAATCAGCGGTGGTTTGCCCATTAAAATGAATACCATACAGCCCCAGACCCGGAGTTGTGGTATTTATAGCCGCTTGATACGCCGACTGAATGCCGTTTGACGTAGACGCTGCAACCGTTCCCGTAGATGTGGCCGTTGAAGCGTTACCACTCAATGATGCTGTTATTGTTCCCGCGCTAAAGTTACCCGACGCGTCCCGAGCCACAATAGTCGAGACTGTGTTTGCGCTGGTAGCGTTAGATGTAACGGTAAATGTCTGAGCAGAAGAACCGTTAAACGATCCAGAACCCGACAAACCCGTACCGGATGTCGCAAATGTAAGGCTATTAGCTACTTGTGTAGCAGTTGTAGCCGACGTAGCCGACGTAGCAGTCGTGGCATTACCAGACAAATTAGCCGTAATCGTACCGGCGCTAAAGTCACCCGACGAATCCCGAGCAACAATTGTGTTCGCCGTATTTGCTGACGTAGCGGTGGTGTCAGAATTGGGGATAGACGCAGACGCGGTAAATGCGCTTGTGCCATTGCCTTTGACGTAGCCGGTCAGGGTTGTAGCGCCAGTACCGCCATTAGTTACTTGGAGCGTGCCAGTAACATGGGTCTGAAGTCCGACCTGTCCCCAAGCCGGGGCAGTGCCCACACCACCTGACAGCAGGACGTTGCCAGAAGCTACATCCGCGAGCTTTGCCAGAGATGTCGTCGTATTCGCGTAAATAAGATCGCCAACAGCGTAGGAACTAAGTCCAGTACCACCGTAGGCAGCAGCAATAGTGCTACCGTTCCAAGTACCAGCAGTAAGTGTACCGACTCCAGTAACACCCGTGTACGAACCATTAAGCCGCCCAGAAGGTAACGTACCGCTTGTAATGTTTGTCGCATCGGTCGTATCAGTTGTTGCTGAAGCTGCTAGCCCAGAAACCGCACCCGCACTAATCGCAATAGCCGTATTTGTAACGCTAGTGATCTGCCCCTGCGCGTTGACCGCAAAAACCGGGACGTTTGAGCCTGAGCCGTAAGTGCTAGCCGTAACGCCAGTATTTGAGATGTTAAACGTGGTGGCAGGGGAAAGATTTAAACCTGTACCCGCCGAATACACCTGAGCACTGGAAATCTGGACGAACGTAATGTTCGTTGTGCCAAACGTAATAGTGCCGGAGGTATTGCAGACATACGTTTCACCCGCGCCCGTATCGCCGGATGTGACAAAAAACGCATCGCCCAGACCCAGACCATTAGGGCTTTTGACCGCATATGTATCCGCATCAGTAGCGCGAGTCAGCACCCAAGCTACGGCCCCGCTACCTACGGTGGTAACGGTGTAAACGCCGTTTTCAAAAGCATTAGTCTGGTTATAGACTAAAATCCGGTCGCCGACCTGCGCGGTGGGACCGTCAGGCGCAAATGCAGCTAGAGTTCCCGCATTCGTCAGCGTTGCCCCGACTCCCACGCCGGGACCACCCGGCTGGTTATAGTTGGCGGTGAGGTTCCCCGTCGTGTTTGGCACTTCATATTTAACGGGCGAATGGTAAGTAATTCCTGACGAAACCTGCGTATCTACATAAGTTTTATTGGCAATATCAGTGCTACTGGTCGGTGTGGTTGATACCGTTCCAGAAGTTATATTCGCCGTAGAGATGTTGGCGGTGGATACGCCAAGAGTGCCAATATCAAGAATAGTGACCGCAGACCCCGCCGCATCCAGATTGACAGACCGTTCAGCGGGATAAGTACAGAATACGTCTTTAGAACCTGCTGCGAAAACAACCTTTGATCCAGCGTTACTAGACTCCAGCACCGAATCCCGAGTAAGCGTGGGGCCAGTCGTTGAGTACGTACCAACACCAACCTCCCAGTCGCCTGTCGTTGGGTCAACTGCGGCGTAGTACGTAGTATTACCGTTACCAATGACGCTAAAAGACTGAAACCCAGTAGATGCCCCACCTAGCGTAAAGTCAGCCGTGCCGGTCGTTGTGGTCGTTTCTTTAACTCGATCTTTTAAGACTAGCGCCATATCATTCTCACGATAATGTATTGATCTCAGTCCAAGTTGTTGCCTGAGAATCGTCTATGACAGTCCAATTTGGCGACTGTGCATCATTGATCTGCGTCCAAGTTGTTGCTTGAGAAGTATTTATGACAGCCCAATTTGGTGACTGCGCATCATTGATCTGCCCCCAATTTGGGGTTTGAGAGTCATCAATAAGCTCCCAAAGCAGCCTAGCAGAGATTTGGTCAATCGCAATTGCGCCATCTGTAATGATAGAAAAAAACGTCGCTACTGCCAAGACCGAATCAAGGACACTAGCGGATTCGCTTACAGGGGCGTTGAAAATGGATGGCGCAACAAGCACACTATCCAGAGCAGTGGCAGACTCGGCCAAGGAAGTGACGAAAATAACGGCAGTGGACTCCTGCTCGGACGCCGTAGCCAAGTCTGTAACGGAGGCAAAAAGCGTAGCCGAAGAAGTTACTTCATCGGCTGAGATCGCTAACTCATCTACCGTTGCCGAAAAATCTATCAGCGCACTAGGTGAATCTAAAGCTATAACAGAGTTCGTAACATCAGCTAAGAAGTTTACAGATGTTGAAGAACTGTCAGATGCGGTCACTGGCACGTAGACCGACGACACAAAGTCCGCCAGTGCGGACGCAGCATCTTGAGCGGAGGCTTGCTCTGAGACAGAGCCTAAGAAATCTATAAGGACGGATACTGTCTCCGTCCCCGTTACTGACTCAGACGCATCGGCATTAAATATAGACGCCGCTACGCTAGTTTGATCTGACACCGTAACGGAGTCAGACATGATCCCTGCAAAATCAACTAGCGCAACGGTAGTCTCAGATATTGAAGCCGAGTCTTGTGTGAACGAATCGTAAACTACCCCCGCCCCTACCGTTGCAAACGGAGTTGTAGCGAACGGGGAGAATCCAAGCACAAAGGTTTATCCTTAAGCTGCATCAAGACTGAACGTATACGTAACATTCAGCGTGTCACCGGATACCACAACCCGGTCACCGGGAGACTGGAAATCAGCTTCAGAAAACAAAATACCGGCAGTGCCCGAAGCAACCGAACATAGGAACGCACCTGCGACCGTACCACCTGCACCTGTAATGCTGAACTGAGACGGCGAGGCGCTATTGCTAATGACTGACGGGTCAGCAGTAGTTGCAGTACCAAAGGTGACAGCTTTTCTGGAACCTGCATAGTTGGTGAACTCAGTCCAACCGCCGTGGGTCAAAAGCGTATCCGCAGCGGCATAGGTAGTGCTGGAACCGGGGCCAGTAACAAGCCCCAAATACCAAGCAGCCGTATAAGTGGCGCCTTTAAAGAACTGAGTATTCATGTCTTGCAGCCCTTCGTTGACCACAAGGTTATGCATTTCATCAGTCCATTTAACAACGCCATCGGCGCCGACACACTCGACTTTAAACACGCCACCGGCTTTAGCAGACTCCGAAAATCCGGTCTTAGCGACCAGACCCGCCGCTACATTGTCAGTGGACGTTGCCGTATCTTTGTTGAACATGGTTGTCCCTTTAAGCAATACGAATAAGCGCAGAAACTACAGTATTGGTTGGCATGTTCACGGTGAACAAACCTGTAGCGGTTGACGTTTTATTAGACCCAAAATCCAGTACACATACCGCACCATTAGCCCCGGGCGTATAAATTAAAGCGCCACGAGCGGTTATCGCCCCAGTCCACGAAGGTGATGAAAAGCTAACATACGTAGTACTACCACTAGAAGTTGCTTCAGCACCAATTGTAGCAGTTACTATTTGCCCACCAGCTACATAATTTCCTCCAGTAGCTTCATTAGAGGCGGTATACGCGGATGTTTCTGCGTTCAATGTGGCGAGATTGGTATACAACGCTAGATAAAACGTGTCCGTGGCAAAATTAATAGTGCCATTAAAAAGACCTGAGCGCAGCGTATTACACGAATAATTGCCCGTGAACGCCATCAAGCGACTCCAGTATTTTGCGGTAATGGCGCCATACGATACTGACCATTCCGGTACGCATCGCCACGCTCAAGCCCATCACCAAGACGCCTAGCAAGCGCTAAGGCTTCCATATATTTTTGATTATACAGCGCTAGCATATCTGCTTCACCCTTCATATAGGTGTAAGCCTCTACTAACGATCCATAAAGTAGCACTGTATCAAAGTTATCCCCAAGCCATGTAGTCGTAGCTGTGGTGATTGATTCGGGGTAATAGTAATAATGCAACTCTACGTTGTAGATCGCATCTGGAGTTGGCCCAAGAATAAACGACAACTCGTTAGTAATAGTCACACCACTGGTTGTTGGGCCAAACAGCGCATAATACTTGGGAATCCCAGTATCTGTGGGTACTGGATACGATTGACGAATAAATTAACGTCTTTATTCAATAAATATTCGTACGCCCCAGTGCCATCTATAACTGCTATCGAATATACAGCTAAAAAATCGCCCGGGCACGACAAATATTTATTGTTCGTAGAAGTAAGGCCAGTGACATTTTTTCTTAACGAAGGAAATTGCACCGAATTATAAATGCGCTGTTCCGCTTGCTTAATAAACGTATTTAGCTGTGTCGTTGCCGACACATACGTTCCATCAGCAAGGTACGTATCAGGAAACTGATTTTCCGTATACGACTGAATTGATGCAATTAACTCGGTGTAATTCATATTTTTAACCCATCGGGCCTCTGGCCATTACACCTTTAGTCGCCGCACCAGTGCCACGAATTTTGATACCCGTGGTTTTAACACCAATATCTCCTGCGGCTTTAGAAATAACGCCGACAGACATATCAACGGTATCAAGTTTGCTGCGATTTGCGCGGTTATCAGTCAGCGGACCACCACTCATAGTATGTGGCGGCGCATAAACATCCGCAGGGCCAATCTCTTTACCTTTGACTTTCAAACTGTATTTGGCCACGTTAGCCTCCACGAGAAGTATTACGCTGATTCATAGCACGCGCCAAATTACGGCCATACTTCTTCATTTCCATAGAAGTTACGCCGCCTTTTTTCATACCTTTAGCGTGCATTCGTTTTTCGTGGGCTTTTACCTCTTTATCGGCAATAGCCTTAACCTGTTTTTTGTCCATGTCCGGCTCCTTACGTCGTTGATACTGTGATTGTGCCTAAAGTTACCGTCAAAACCAAGTTATTTGGCGTAAGTCCGGCATCATTTAGCCTAGAACCACCAACAGGGTTCCATCCCCATTGGAAGATACGACTACCCGCTTCGGGAGTTCCATTAGCATTTGGACCAGTTCCGCCAGTCAACGCGATCTGCAATCCACTAGTGCCAGACGTAACATAACTAACATCCGGTCGAGGCTCTTGCACCGCTTGAGGATCATACACAGGATACATACCTAACTGCAATTGCGGCTGGTCTGGTTCCCAACACTCAGGGCAAACTTTGATGGTTACCTGCTTAGTCTTGATGGTCAGCTTTTTGAGTTGCTTAAGCATGTACCGCTGCGCACAGCGGTCACACTCAGCAATCGTGTACTTAGCTGAAGCGTATTTTGGCCCTGCCATACATCACCTGTAGAACATTTGTCTTGGCACATATCGATCAGGGGCCTTATCCCGATCTTCCTGCGACGCCAAGAGCCATTGTTCTTCGTACTGCGCCTTAAGGGCGGCAACACGATTGGGGTCCATATTTGGCAATTTCATGGACATGCGATAAGCCAAACCAGAAACCATACACTCCACTAACCGAAAGGGGATGTCTTGAGTTCTGGTGCCCGTACCTGCGTCCTGCATACGGCGCATACGCCAATAAACGAACATATAAAACGGATTGCCTACCGATCCTTGATTTGGGATCGGCCAAATATTGATCGACGGAGGCCGGGTCACATAAACGCTAGTCCCCGCACTATACGTTGTAGCTACAGTATTTTGCTGCCCACGGCCACAATAGCTTATGTACCCAGCGGTGTTACCGGTCTGTGTAAGACTACTATAACTAATTATTTCACTACCAATTTTGACAAATCCGGCAGCGGCTAACCCAGTCACGTCGCTCAAATAAATAGTTGCATCAGTGCTACTGGTAACCGCCTGCGCCAAAGTCGTTGCCGCTGTAGAGTTGGTTTCTGCTGTTTGCCGGTTAATCCAAACCTGAATAGGACGACCTTGTGCGTATTTGTTTGGGATTGTTGAATAAGTAGATTCGCTAATTCGATTGATATTAATATCAATCTGTGTAGTACCTTGCCCAGCATTTGTGCGAGTTACTTGATCCAACAAATCGATGGTATCGTTAGGAAGAGCATAAATCGCTTGATTGGGATATAGAGGAATCTGCCCCTCTTCAATAGTCCAAAGGTTGATACCCCGATTTGCCCACTCAATTGTTAGTAGATTGAGACTTCTCCGCGCAGTACGAAAGTCATAACCCGTGCGCAATTCAGCACCGCAACGCTCAAACGCCTCTTCAATGAGATCGTTAACGTCAAGGTTAAATACTGAAGTGCCTGTGGTGGTCATGATTATTATCGATGCCTTGCTGTCTTTTTAGCGATCGCCTTGGGCTGTTTTACAAACTGCTTCCCGGCGGCCTTTCCTGCGCGTTTAGCCCTCGTTGTAGCAGCATATTCAGCCGCTGACAAAGACTTGATAGCGGCTTCAGGAAGGTATCTTTCACCCGTGTCAGAAGATCGCTTACCACTTTTAGTTCTCCATTTTTGAGCGGTCCAATTTTTCAGGGACTGCTGTGGAGCTTTCATACTATCTTACCTCGCGTTTTACCACGCTTTGCGATACCGTCAGCGCGTTTGGAGGCAGAACTTACTTTACCACCTTTAGCAAATGTAGTGCGCAGTAATCTTGGCGCATCTGCATCACCTGCGGCGGGATTTAAACGCTTAAATCCTTCTGGGTACTGTTCTTGCACATTTAATTCACGTATTACCGTGGGAGAAGCATCACGTTCAGCCGCATCAGAAGACACGGTATCGTTTGCCGTAGAAGAAATAGTGCTTGAAGGTTCGTCTTTTCTTTTTCTAAATGCGAGAGCACTTGCACCAAGAAGCGCGGCTAAAGCAGCAAGATCTTTACCTCGGCGTGCCATAAGTTATCCTTTGTACCCGCCGCCCCGAGCCTTATATTGTTTCGCTAGTAGCTGGGCCTTCCTCGCGGACCATTGCCCTGCGGCTGTGCCCTGTACCGCACGGGATTTGATGGATTCAAACAAAGCCTTACGCATGCTGGGTTTGGTATAAACCCCAGCCTGATTGACTTTAGATTTGACTTTGCCGCCCTTAGCGTATTCAGTAAAGTCAGTATCATCCCTGCGGGCCTTTTTCTTCGGCCCGGGCATCTTGGATGGGTTGATATCACCCATTCCACGACTGGCTTTCACTTTTTGCCTTTCATATACCCGCCACCACACATAATAATGGTGCCACGAGTTTTGCCACGCTGAGCGATACCGTCCGCACGCTTAGAAGCCGTCATACCACCCTTTTTATATCCGGCGCCTTGATAGGCTTCATACTCACGAGCAGCTTCAGGGACAGATTCACGCATAGCTTTGGCCGCACGAATATCATCCCGTGCGGATTTAGCCATAGTAGTTGAGAACTTCGACAAAATGTCTTGTTCCCCTTCAATGCCCTTACGCATGAGCTGACGAGATTGCTCCAGCTTGGCGACCTCTTTTTCGGTAGGTTTGCGAATATTGGGCATTGAAGTTCTCCTTAGCACTTACCGCCGTGCTTCATATTTTTACTACCGGCCATAACAATTTGTTTGCCTTTGGTATGACCCTTCTGCTGCACGGTGTGCTCGCCGTGGGGGCGTTTGCCGCCAGCAACAACTTTACCCATGGCGCTAGCCTTAACCGAACCACCAGCGGCGTAAGCTTTGCCGCCCTTTTTCATACCTTTAGCTTCGGCCATTTCGTGTTTGACCATGGATTTAGGAGCGCCTTTAGCTTTCATAAAAGACACTTCTTTCTTCATCATTGCCTTGGACTCTTTCATTTCACCACCCTCTTTAAATTTGCGGCCCTTATCGGCCTCCATAAATTCCTTGCCAACCTTTTGCGGGATGCCAAGGCGTTTAGCAGCGGCGGGGTTGTTAGCAACCAACGCCATCAAATTGTGTTGTTTACCTGTTTTACTCGGCATCGTCTTTTTTCTTCAGAAGTTTCTGAACCGTATCAGTTTCGTATATACGAAGTGATACATAGACAATTCCTAGAAGCCCACCGACAAGTGTTACCACTGGATTAAGCCATCCCATTACGCCAGTAAACAAAACAGTCAGAGATGCCCCATCCGCCGCTATCTTTAAATCACTGGTACTCATTTCAACACTTCCATGCCCGCAGAGATTTATTGATCCGACTGTTCGGGTCCTTGGCTGTCTTCGATGAAGTCAGCTTCTTCTTCATACCGGTCATACGGGCGCAAAAAGACTTTTTCCGGGCGCCCCCCTCGGGTTGAGGGGGTTTGAGACCCGGTTTCCCCGGATTGGCAGCGTTGTAACTGGCTCGCCCTTTGGCATTCAAACCACCAGAGGGACTTTTGCCTTCTTTGCGTTGCCATGCCGGAGTCTTAGCCATAGAACACCGTTACTTTTGCGTTACTCAAAACGGCGTAGACGTTCGTAGAAAACAAAACACCAGAAGCAGGGATCAACGCATTAAAGGTTTCACCGTTAGCTGTGGTGTTTATCGTCATTACCGTAGCGCCGCCAGCGCCGCCATTTTTTAGGATGACGGAACCAGCGTTACCACCGGGCTCAATAAGTAACCCACGCACCCGAGTACGGCCTCCATAGACCGTACCAGAAAGGGCTAAAGAATTAGCCTTTACGTCTGTTTGGACGGCCATGTTGACCTCCTATCAGTTCTGAGCTGCAGTTGGTGCCTGAGCGCCGTTAGAAGCACGAACCACATACTCAATGGTGATGGTTGCAGCGCCGGTCGAAGCGGCAGTACCGACGGGAGCAAATACACCAGTGATGATCACATCAGAAGAGCCGACATTCACAAACGTCGAGGGAGAGGCATAAGTTACGGAAGCACGGCCAGTAGCGATTGGGGTAGTGGTAGCCCCGCCAACCGTACCAATCGTAGTTGCACCGGCTTTAACGGTGATGGTATTGCCCGTACCGGCGTTAAACGCAGCGGTTACGTCAATATAGATGTTTAGGATTTGCGAGCCAGCGGGCAAAACCGCAACTCTCGTATCCGTCGTGGTCGTTCTGGTAATCGCGCCAGACTGAGCAACAGTGGTCAAACCCATGTTGCTGATGGTACCTGCGGTGGTACCGGTGGTGTCTTTTACCGTGCCCAGACGCCAAGGGCCAAGGTGGGAAGCAAAACCCATGATAAACTCCTCATGCACAAGTCTCTATACCATCGGTGCATCGTCCACTAGGCTGGTCGGTATAGATTAAGATCCTAGACGTAAAGACAATATATATTAAAAGAAAAGGGGGCACAAGGCCCCCTTCCCGATTAGGCTCCTTGAGAGCCGTACATACCCAGCGGATCGCTCCAGCCAAAGCTGTAACGCTCACGAGCCTTGTAGCGCACGTTGCCGGTATCAAAATCACCGTCCATCGATTGCTGCAAGGGGGTGCGCACGAAGTGCTTCATGCCGTTAGGAACATCAGTGGTCAGGAACCATGCGTTCGTATCGGTCAAGAAGTGGTTAATCGTGTAACCCTCGGGGATCGAACCGTTGTTCTTAAGCGCGTTGATGTCGTTGTCAGTGGTGCCGACACGGAGTTCGGTTTCCAACAGACGAGTTGCAACGAATTGCAGCGCCGGGGGAACAATCAGTTTCTTGGGGCGAGCGGCGATCAGCAGATCACGTTCGTCAGTCCACAAGCTAATCTGAATAACGGCGGCCTCAAGCGAGGTCTCATTCAGGTCAGCAGGGGTGCTGGGAATGTTGCTGTTCGTACCACCAGACACCAAGGGGTGCGAAGCAGAGAACAGAGGCACGCCATCGCCACCATTATAGCCAGCGGTGAAGCCGTTGTTTAGAACAGCAGCAGCCTTGACTTGTTTGGTGTACGCCATAGCACGAGCCAGAGCCTTGGTGTAACGAGCAGACAGGCTGTCGTACAGGTTGTCCTCGATGGCCTCTTCGGTCAGCGAGAAACCCAGAGCAATGGTTTCATGGTTATAGCGAGCGGACCAAGCTTCCTGACCATTGTCGTACGCGATGGCAGAACCTTCGTTCTTCACCGGTGCGGCGCTGAAGCCAGACAGTTTGGTTTCCTCTTCAAAACTACGTTCCGAAGTCTCGGTTTCGTAGATCTCTTTATGCTCTTCGCCGTAACGTGCGTACTCCAGACCAAACAAAGCGTTCAGACCGGGGAGCAGTTCTTTGAGCAGTTGTGCGCGTGAAATAGCCATGTTCTACTCCTTAGATACCGGTTGTGTTGTTGTACGTATGGGTGTTGATTTTCACAACAAACTCAACGTACGTGTCAGTGCCGGTAGCGCTAGCGGGGATAACGTCCACGATACGAATAGGCAGAGTATTCGTAGTATCCGTGGTGTCATCAATAGCTTGCGCCGAATCGCCAGTGGTGGTACTGCCCGAGTTCAAAATAACCGAAGTATTACGACCAACGGCGGTACGACCCAGACCGGCGATAGTGGTGCCAGAAGAGACCATCGCTACTTGAAACAAGGCGCGGGGGTCATCAACCACGTACGCGAGTACGTTCGACACACCGGAGGAAGGAGCATACTGCGCTTGCACAGTCTGTCCAGACGAATTGGTGTACTGAACACCAACACAAACACCGAGCGCTTGGGGCGCAGCGGTACCATCAGCAATCACTGCGCACTTGCCGGAAGCCAGCAGTTCGACGAGATCGCCATTAAAAACAGCCCCAGAATCAACCGGGACCAGACGGGTAGACCCCGCATACGGCGTACCACCAATGCTATTGATGGGACGAAAACCGTAGGGAGCACTGACTGTAGGATAAGCCATTGTTTTACTCCAAAAAGTTTAAGTTCCTCTACCAAAACTAGTCGTGGATTTTTTCTCTTTATAAAGAGGCATCCTCGGGTCGCTTTGGCGCATGAGATTGTTGTCTACAGCTTCCGTCTGGGCTTGTGTTTGCTTTGAGTAAAACTCATTGCGTTGGCGAACAAAGTCCACAGGGGTTTTGCAGAGCAACAAACCGCCGATCTCAATATTGTCCCTATAACGAGACGCAGGATCGACTAACAGTCGGAATTTGGGTTGTTCCTCAACCGGAACAGGCTCCCAACCTTCACGGAGTTTGGCCGATAGGTTACGCGGGTCAGCGTTGTTCAGGGTCGAGACACGAATCCAGCGATATGCGTAATCCGGCATTTTGTCCGGTTCAGGCAAAAGCTCGGGCTGCTGCCACTGCTTAGGGCGCTCCGAGATCGCACGTGTTTCAAGTTCTCTTGCGAGACGGTTTTCAGCCATTTCGGGCCTCCTTCACAAACTCCTTCACATACTGCTCAGGAGTGATGCCCAACTTTTTAATCAAGTTGAGCTGGCTCGTCTTCAACTTCACCTTTTGGGGCGAAGTACTCCGAGTTGCCGGTGCCACGACTGTCGCGGGTTTGGTACGTACAGGCTCGCGGGGCGTTTGTTCTTCTTCCTCCGATGCAATCGTTGTAGTGAATGCTTCAGGGAATCGTTTGCGCATCGTTCTGTCCAATGCACGGTAATAATCGTCGGACCCAACCACAACGCCATTTGCCTTAAGCTCTTCATGCAGACCTAAAGCATACGCCGTCATACCTTTATTTGGGCCAAACCACGGATTGCGCTCTTGCCACTCCTCCGCTTTTGGGTCAACCCGTCGGGCTGGTTGCGTCTGTTGAGTAGTTTGTACATCAAAATTTTCCTCCTGTAAAGAGGGCATTTTGAAGTTTTGCGCTTGCATGACCTTTATGTTGGCCTGCTGCATCGCTTGCTGCGCCTCAACAACTTTATCAGTGTCGCCAGCATCATAGGCTTCTTTATAAGCCCGTTTGGCCGCATCAAGCTCTAACTGCGCTGCACGCTGCACCGTAGAAACGTATTCTTTTTCCCCAGTAGACAGGATATTTTTAATACGTTTATTTTCTTCAAGCAATTTTTGTGCCACAACCAAAGCTTCTTGATGCTCTCGGAGGGCGGCTTCTTTTTCTCTGCGCTCGTCATGCCAGACTTTGCGCATCTGCTTGAGTTTTTCTTTAACGGTATCGTCGTACTGATCGAGTTCGTCTTTCTCTAGTTCTTCAACCAGAGGTTTTGGCATCGGGGTCTTACCACGATCTTCATCGGGAGTATCGTCCTCGATCTCGATTTCAATATTAGATTCTGCAGAAGCATTTTGTTTGTCTTCTGCTTTGCTATCAATTTCATCAGGAAATTTAAACTCGTTTTGTTCCATCGAAGGCATTTTGTACTCCTTCCTTATTTACGTTTAATACCACGGGGATCGTCAACCACACCTTCAACACTGTCGTCGTTGATGATGCGAAATTCACGACCATGAATAACCAAACGGGAACCGGTATGCGGGCGAATCAAAACAAAATCGCCTTTTTTACACCATGGGCCGGTGGGAAACCGTTTTTCGTCTTTGTAGCAATCAGGCCCAAGATCAACTACAAAAAGAACAGTGGTCAAGGTTTCTTCAACACGGATGGTCTCGTCTGATTTAATCAGACCGACCTCTCCTTCAAATTCCTTGTCCACTTCAGGCACCGCACACAAAATACGATAGCCTGACGGGCGGGGTAGTTGTTTGGCTTTTTCCTCTGCGCTTGCAGCAAAGTTATAAGCCCCGACAACTTGCGGGTTGCTGGCGTCTGTAGCCAGCAAAATAGAATCAGTCATCCGAGTTCTCCAATCTTTCTGCTAGGTCTTGGATTACAGAGCATGCGGCCTCAAGACCTCGTAACTGGCCGCATACGAAACGATACTCATCAAAATCTTTGCAATTACCCCGTGCAACAGCTTCTGTCAGCACTTGCATACGATCTTTGTATTGCTCAAGTAAATACTCCAAATTTTTGTCCATTACTCACCTTTTGTCGGTTGTGAATGTTTTGTTGATAAGTGTTTGAGCACGTCAACGCTCAAGGTAGCCATCATCTCTTCACGCGATGCCTTGCTATTTACAGCGGCTTTAACGGCATCTATTTTGATACGTTTGTCGTCGGTCTGCTGCTGCGCGGCAATCCGTTGCCGCTCCACTTCAAGTTGTGCGGCTTTTAGTTGCGCGTCGGTCTGATCTTTCGCCGCTTTGCGCTGCTGTTCCTGCGCTTTAATCTGCAGCTCCTGCATCTGTATCTGGACCAACGGATCTTGCGCTTGCTGCTGTGCCTGTTTAGCCGCCATCTCTTGCTGATTAGTCAACAGCAACTGCTGAGCCGCTTGCGCCAGCATGGGAGACAACCGCGCCTCAACTTCAGGTGACAAGTAGTTATCCTCACCATCCTCATTTTTCTCGGGGGGCAACGGCATACCCAACTGCTGCTCAATCTGACGCCGGTACTCAAAGCCCAAGTGCTCACTGATGTGCGCCATCATGGACTGTTGCAACATCTTGGCCTGTGGGCTGTTCTGCAGCAACATCTGTATCTTCGGGTCGTTCATCGCAGACATATGCACGGTGATATGCGCTTGATGGTCTTGCATCAAGAACGCCTTGACCGGACGCATCATCAGGATGTGCTGATTCTCCGTCACGGGGTCCATCGGCTTCATGTCGTCTTCCATCGGCACGAGCTTGTCGGCATCCTTGATACCCATCACGTCCAACATCTGACGATTTAATAGCGGCATGTTGAATATCTGCGGATTGTTCTGCGCCATCTGGAACACAGCCTGCATCTGCACAATCTTCTGCGCCATAGTCGCAGCGTTGGGGTCTGACACAGGAATCACGTCTACGTTGTCGTAGTCGCTACGTTTTGCCATGCGGTTGCCAACATCCGGCTCGTAGTTATACTCCTCGGGGGTATAGTCCGCGATGATGTCTTTGAGAAGGCCCAGCTCCTGCTTCATCGAGTAGTGGATGCGCGCTTGAATAGCTGACATGTTCTTAAGCGTACGCTCAAGAATAGCCAGCGTCGTACCCACCGGAGCCTGTGCGCTCATGTCAGACAGACTCAAGTCTGCGGTGTTTGCAAACCTGCGTCCCTCCTCGATGATCTTGTCCATCAACCCAGCCAAAGTCTGACTAGGCTCCTTGTACGGCAGGGGCAACAAGTTGTCGCGCAGCGTGCCAGAGGGCACATCAACATCGCGCCACTCCCCCGGACTGATCGGCGTATCGTCGCCTTTTACCCGCATGCCGCGAGTTTTAAATCCCCCGGGGAGATTACTAAGAGTACCAGCATCAACAAGCTGCCTAATAAGACTAGTACCGGACTTAGCAAAAGCGCCAATAAGGTGGATAAGTCCAAAATAATAGAAACCAAACCCGGGAACGTATCCGTAGTGGACGAAGTGCTGTCGCGGCTGATAGGTATCATCGTCAGGCTCCCAGTTACGCCGGATCGCCAAAACCTTCTGTGACCCCTTCTCGATTGTGATCACATATGGCAGAGCGATGCCCGTCTCCTTGCCACGCTCTTTGTGCTCGTATCCCTTGAGGTTACGGTGCACGTGCATCTCAAGAAATTTATATCTATTGTCAGACGTAGCCCTGAAGCCCAGCTTTTCAGCGATCTTCTTCTCTACTTCATCCAACACGTTATCAGGTGGTCCTAGATCTATATCTCTGTAGAACCCTGCGTACTGCAAGCGCTTCAAATCGTTCTCAGACTTACGCATCACATGCGTAATCCGTTCCGCAGAGGCCAGATCAGACGCACCATATGGCACCACAAGATCTTCTGCGGGGATGAACATTGACACCTGCCGCTCAAGATGAGGGTCGTAATACACCTTCTTGAACGCATTACCCGCCAACCCCAGACCCCACAACATCCGCTCGTGCTCAGGCCGATACTCCTTCATCACGTCGGTTAATTGGTAGTTCATGTCCTCTTGGACACGCATCGCGGATTCTTTTTTAGCCGGTGTTTCACGACCAACGATTTTTGTTTTAACTGGACCGCTGGCGGGAAACGTAGCCATCATGGTCTCTGACTGAAACTTAACCAGAGCTTCAGCGAGGATCGGGTGATACACCCCGCACGCGCCTTCCCACGGCTCGGCTCGCTCTTCAATTTTTAAACCCAACAGCTCAAGTCCATCAACATATGTCTGCAGCCAATCTTTACGGGAGGCCACGTCTTCGTCGTAATCACCAACTAATTCAGAAGCGATTGCTTCCAAATCTTCTTCGCTCATGTGCTCGGCAAGATTTGCGCTGAAGTCTGGCTCATCTTCTTCGCCGGGTTTAATTTCAAGAATAGGCTGACCATCAATACCAAGCACAACTGATTCTGGGTCTTCAATTTCAATTTCGATCTCAGGCCCTTCCTGCTCCACAAGATCGTCAATACCCAAGGGTGATTGATACAGTGCTTTGTCAATATTTGTAGCCATGTTCTACCTCAGTAGTATTCCCGTTTCCTACGAAACTCACGGGGTTCATCTTGTTCATCGGTCTCAAGTTGAATAAAGCCCCCTCTGCGGTACCGCAGTAGTGCCTGAGTCATCGAGTCCACCATGTCGTCATGCTCACCAGACGGGAAGGAGGCGACTTCTTCAACCAGTTCTTCCGCCCAACGGGTGTCGGGAATCCATACTCGCCCACTTGCGAATAGGTCGGCTACTGCGTTCAGACGAGCAATCTTGTCATTACCTTTGCTCGGTGTAAATTCTTGCACAGGTATGCCCATCTGTCTAAGTTCAAATATTAAGGGCGAACCCGCCGCTTTTGCTTCAATAATGCACGCATCGGGGTCCCACTCTTTAAACTCTTGATACGCCCGCGCTTTTAATTCAGGAAACTCCATCCGTTTTTTAAACGCATTGAGCAATATTATGTTCGATTGTGGCAGTCCAACCTCGTCGTCTTTATAGAACACCCCCCACGTGGTGCACGCCGAATAGTCCGCTCGCTCAGTCTTGAGAAACGCCGTATCCCACGACTGGATTATGAACTCACACTGAGGCGGGTGGTCCTCCTCCCATATCTGCCACCACTCCCGCTTGATGATCGCACTTACATCAGAGGTGGGCTGCTGCATGTACTGGGCTTGCCATTTAGCCACCGGCAGCTCAGAACGCAAGGCATCAAGTTCTTTATAAGACCAAAACTGCGGTCATAAGGGTTTACCCGAAGGTAGGATAGCTGGGAACTCAATCACCCGCCAGTCCTCGCCCTCCCGCTGCGCAGCGGCTTTTAACACCTGACCAGTCAAATCTTTCTTAGACCAACGAGTCATCACCACCACGATCGCCCCGCCCGGCTGCAGGCGCTGTCGCGGACCCGACGTGTACCACTCGTAAGTCTTGTCGTAAATCTCAGAATTAGTCTCAGCCAGCGTGGCTTCTTGTTCTGAGTGAGGGTCGTCGATGATGAGCAAGTCTGCGCCCTTGCCAGTTACCGCACCACCGATACCAATAGCAAAGTACTCGCCCGAATAGTTAGTTGCCCAGCGACCCGCCGCCTTACTGTCGGCCTGCAGACTCACTTCTGGGAATATATCTTTGTAACGGTCCCCGTCCACCAAGTTACGCACTTTGCGACCGAACCCCACAGCAAGCTCTGCCGTGTGCGAAGTCTGAATAATCTTTTTGCCCGGGTACATCCCAAGGAACCAAGCTGGCAACAGGTACGACGCAAACTCCGATTTTGTATGCCGAGGCGGCATATTAATAATTAAACGCTTGATTTTGCCTTCAGCCACCTGCTGAAACGCTTCGGCCATCTTCTCGTGATGCCAGCCGTGAATAAAATTAGGCCAGACATATTTTACGAAGGCCATAAAGTCCGATTTAACTAACTCTTTAGTTTTAGCCCGCCTCGCTTCGGCTATTAAGGCACCGACCTTCTGCCGCGCAGCCTCCGGCAAGTTAGGCAGCGCCTTCTCGGCAGCTTCAAGAAGCTCGGGGCTCACCTAAATCCTCTGAGTTTTCTTCGGATTCGGTCGTAACCGGACCAAATTCGGCATCCAAATTGATCTCTGCTACCGATTTTGGCTCTTCTTTGGGAGTTATATCGATTACTTCCCCAGTAAAAAGCTCCAAAGTCTTTTTTAAGTCAGATTCGATGTCGTGAATGGTGCGATGAGTGACTGTTATGTCGATTCGATCGCTAAAACTACCCACATTTGACAAGCGCCCCAAGTTTTCTAGCGCTTTTAAACGAACTTTTGGGTCTGGATCAGTGGATTCCAATATAAATCGGTTAGTCACGTAGTTGCGCAACCGCCGCCCCACGTCCAAAACCTCTTGGTCCCACTCATTTAGGATTGATTCTAAGTGAACTATTGCACCGGGCGTAGTTGTTTTTGGCGCCGGGGCTTTGGATGCTGCAAATAACGAACGGGCTTGCGCCTTGTCAGCCTCGTTTATTGCAACTTGCAGCCCATTATTAGCCAGTTCTTGTACCGTCTGGAACATGGCATGAGCTTTTTCTCGGAAGTCGTCGATCTCTTCCGGCTTAGTATCAAAAGGCAAAGGTATTCCTACCTCTGGCGTTATAACGATTGGCATGGTGCGCTTGTAGCCCTTCCAAAGTTGCGCGACTGTATCAGAAATATACCCCACCCCGCAACATCTTTTCGGGTCCCCTTGACGGGGGGTGTTTCTATAAACACGTTTTGATATGAGCGGCTAATTTTATGAAGGGGTAGGGGGGCCTATTAGTTTGTTAAGTGCTACGTGGTTTGAGATTGGTTGTGCATATTGCTATGCGTGGCCGTGCGTGGGTCCCATCAGCC